ATCGCCTATTCCAAGCCTGTCCAGGGTAAACTGAGCACGATGGTGCCCAAGTTTCTGGGTGAGAATGGGGAGATTTCCATGACGGGTATGGCGGTGACGGCACTTATCGCCGCCGTCATATTCTACTTTGCCAGACAGTTTCTTTCAGACCGAGTCTGAAAGTGCCCGGCGGTCCCTGAAAGGCTCTTGACTTCGGCCTTCGGCCGGCCTACGAGTTTGAGACCGGGGAGTGCCTACGGCACTCTCCCCCCGGCTCAATCTCGGATGGAATCCCCGCAGTAACTACGGACACCACCCTTGACGTACAAACCTGAATCTACACAAATCTTTTTCAGTTTTTCAAAATTCTCCCAAAATTTGATCGAGTGATCATACTCTGGTACGGTCATATGAGCCAACTCGTGTATGAGCACATAAAAAGCTGAATTTACATCGTCTCCATCCAGGCAGATGTAAATTTCGTACCCCTTGTTGACGTTTGAACCTATGACGCCATCCTTCTTCCCGTTGAGCCCTGTGATGATGGCGGGCTTCAGGACGGGTTTCCACATGGGGTCACCAGTCTCGCGAAGAATGTCGAGCGTCTTGAAGTACCTGTACTTCAGTTCCGTCAGCATTTTAGGTTCTTGATTCGTGAGAACCGCCAGAGCAAGGGCCGTCAGTCCCGTTGCGAGATAAGCTAGTTGGTTCATCTCCTCTACCATTTACAAAGACAAATTTCGTATACAAATCCGAGATCAGCCCCGACGGTCTGGGAACCATGGGCTCCCATACGAGTCGGTCAAAGCCTAGGCCTTTCAGTCGTTCGATAAGAACCCGTCCGTCCAAGAGGGGCTCCTCCTTGGCCCCACTGGCATAAAAGGGACCGTCTGACAACCGGACGTCGAGTTTGTCACCTTTGATTTCAAATTGGTTTCCGAGTGTGTCCCTGAAACGCCCGTATTCGTTGGCCATACACACGGCCCTGTCCTTCTCGGGTGTGATGCCAATCAACAAACCCCCAGGTTTCAGAGCAACCTTGATAGCCTTCAGGGATTCCTCGAGTGTCTTTTCATTTTCAAAAATGTAGTGAAGCGAAAAGTTGTAGCAGACCATATCAAACGGACCAGCAAAGGCTGCTTGACGAATATCACCCTGCCCGAGGAACCAGACGTCCAGACCCATTTCAGAGGCCCGTTTCTCAGCCTCGTCGAGAGATTCGTGGTCAGGGTCTATGGCAGCCACGCGAACACCGGCCGCCTTCCATTTCCACCAGTCGCCACCCCGACCGCATCCACAATCTAGAACGTATGAATTGGGCCTGACCCATTTGTTAATCAGTTGGCGTTTGTAATTGTTGTGAGTTTTGCGAATGTCCATTTCAACTCCCCGCGTTTAACAACTTAAAAGAAAAATGCGTGTATCTTTTATATGGGTTCACTCGAGAGTGATTATCTGACCGTTCCAGGACAGCTTTTTGCGTGCGTGTCGTTTGTCGGCCCAGATCTGCCCCAGAAGAATGAGCAGCTGGGTCTGAAGATCCGCGGCTGCTTCCCGACCCGTGACGAGGCTGGTGCCCACGCCAAGCGCCTCCAGAAGGATGACGCCCTGGTTGACATTTACGTCGTGGACATGTACAAGTGGCTTCTGATTCCTCCAAAGCGTGATGAGATTGAGGACGTTCACTACCAGAACGACAAGCTCGAGGAGATTATGGTCAACTACCGCAAGAGTCAGCAGTCTGCGGCGGCCATGTTCGAGAAGCGTAAGCGTGATATGATGGCCACGCCCATCGAGGGGTCCGAGACTCCTTACATCACGCCAGGTGACGAGAACAGCAAGTACTACACCAAGCCAGACGTTCCACCGATTCCTCACCCGGCGGATCTGCTCGAGGATCTGAAGAAGGCGTTCCCCGAGGCTTCCATGGAGGAGCTGGTGGCCAAGGCGGACATTCGCGTGGCTGCCGAGGTTATGAAGCGCAAGGAGGCGCAGGACGCGGTCGACAAAGAGGCGGCGGATCGGGCGGCGGAGACCAAGGCACCAATCATCGAGGAGGAGGAGGTTCCTGACGCCGCCTAAAAATATTCACAAATAGTAATAATGATTTTTAAATTGATTGCGGTCGTGGTGGTCCTAGTCCTCTTGTACATGGCGTACAAGCGGTTCCCACCGGCGCCCGCAAGAATATCTCAAACTGTTGCCGCTCATGACAATCAGTTTGATGTATTCAGAGATATGGAACCAGCCGATCAGACTCGTGAGAATCCTTGGCTGGGTTTTCTTCAGGAGGATGTCCGTGTGAAACGCACGGGTCCTATCGGGGAGTTTATTGGAGCTGATTCCAGTTCTGGAAACGCTGTACTTTACGCCGTAACCTAGGGACGCCCCTGAACAACAATAGGACGCATACTGACTATCAAAACGCCGATGACGATGCCGAGAAGAATAAGACCTACAGGGTTTGTATTTTTTAGAAACTCGAGGGGGTCCTTTTGGGGAGTCTCAAGGTCGCGTTGAAACATGGGGCGTGGCTGTTCCTGAACCGGCCAATCACTTTCGGACGGCGGTCCGTTTCTTGACTGGGACGGCTGGTCGCTTTTTGACAGGAACGGCAGGTTCTCCATGGTCGTCACTATCTGAATCGTCACTCTCGCTTTTATCTGGCACGACAAAGCCGTCTAAATTTCCATCTTCATCAGCGTCAGAGTCCCCGTCCGTGTCCTCCTCTGAAAAGTCATCCTCCTCTCCGTCCGTCTTGATGTCCGACTCGTCTGAATCGTAATCGTCCTCACCGTAATCATCCTCAACCTGCTCGACGGGCTCGTAACGCACTGGAGGCTTGCTGACGCGTCCTGAACGCGTGCGAGGCTCAGGTGTCGGCACGGAGTCTGGGGAAGGGGCCTTCTGGCCGGACATCTGGGTAATCTACGAGTGATTCGTTTAAGTACTTTGGGAAGAACTGAATGCCCTTGGCGTTGGCGTGCTCGTTAATCATAAATTCGCCTTCGTAGCCTAGTTCCTTGGCGATGGTGTCGAGCGTCTCCTGGTATTCGGCATCGTCTGCGCGTCTTATTCCGAGCGCCAAGTCCCTGATGTTTTCAACGGCGCCGTACAAAGCCTTGGCCGATTCGTCAAGTTGGTCCGTCGAAACCAACTGTTCGAACTCTTGGAGATTGGTCAAAAATCTTTCCCAGCTCTTTGGGTCCAGACCCGAATACGCGTGGACCCTCTCTTTGTACTTCTTGAAACGTGCGACGGGACCCATCGGAAAGAAAATCCATAAGAAAACTACAAGAAGGACTACCCACAATAGCAACTTCATTGAGTTGCTCTACTATTGATGGAGGAAGAATATGTTCACGACCCCTGAACTCGCGGCACTCTTCGTCAAAACATCGCTGAGAGACGCGTCCTGACCGCATGGAAAACCATACGTGATTCGACTTGTGTTCCTTCTGGACCCGCTCACAGTACTTGGAGTCGCTCTGAGCGAACCAGCCGTCGTGGTCGTGTCGCTGGACCTTCTTGATGTGCGTCCGGCTCTGCCCCTCGAGTACGCGCCTGATGTACTCTTGGAGAGGCCCACTGTTCTCGAGAGCCTCATGGGGTGGAGGGCCGTCCCCGTCGTCCGTACGCACGGCAAAGAGCGTGAGGGTCTCGACGTTCGGCTCCTTGGCGAACGGGGTGGCCTCCAGTAAGTCCCTCCACGGAATGTATGGATCACCGGTGGGTTTCTTATGGGACCAAAGCATACGAAGTCCAGAGCCTCCATAGACGGACGCATCTATGATACGGTCCCAATCGAAGGCCAAGTACTCTGTGAGTTTTAAAATAATTTTGGTTCTAAATTGAAGAGCCTGATTTCTGGTGACGACAAGGTCTGGCCAGTGAACATGAACCCCTGATTTAATAAGCCCCTCACCGACGGGTCGGGGCCTGGCCCGAGCGATGAGGCACCTCGAGGTCTGATCAATGGCATCATGAATTATAGAACAAAATTGTAAAAGATCTTCATCCTTCAATTTCTCATGAGACTTGTAATCAAGGTCCACGAAAAACTTGAACCGATCAGTCTTTTGTTCGACGACGTACAATTTAGTACCTGATTTAATCGCATCCACACAGGATTGGTAAAATTCCTGGATTTCCTCTGTGGGTACGAACAGCATTCCTCCGGACATGAGGACATGGGTGGCTGGACCTGTCGGCACACGCCATTTATCTATTGACATTATCAATTAAGCACCTAAATTCTCTAAGACTCATCTTCACTGGAAGAATCCAAGAGCCATGAAAGGATGTGTTTCTGTCTTGGAGGCTTTTTTGGGGGTTCCGTTTTTTCAGAAGGCGCTGCTGTTGTCTCGTCCTGCGGGGCCGACTCTTTCAGAGTCTCGGCCTCCTGCTCGAGTTTTTCAATTTCATAACACAATTTGCGAAGGGACATGTCCTGTGCAAGTTGTTTAGGGTCTTCACCCTGACCACGCATGGTGGCCAGGATGGTGGCGAACTCGATTTTGGACCGGGTCATCCTGTTCTAATAAGTCCGAAGGACTTATTTACGCGTAGCTTTTCGCAGTGGCACACAGTTCCTTCAAACACGGAGGTTAAAAGGAATCTTGGCCTGATTAAGAGCCTGCTGGAATTCAGGGTTGCCCAAGACGTGTTGACGTATCATGGGCCACAAGTTTGGCAATTTTGAAATAAAATCCAGATTCTCAAATTTACAATCGTCATTCTCGTCATAATTCTTGCGGAAGGGTACAGAGTTGGCATCCATCTTGCCCATTTCCTCCGTGAACCGTTTGACGATGTGCCGTTGTTCCACGGGGGTCATTTGCATGTTAAATACATAGACGTGGTAGTGGTTCAGGACATCCACACCGTCTTCCACGTCCCGAGCCTCGGGCGTGTCGGTCGAAAACTTGAAGTAGGCGTAAGAGCCGCGCTTCAGGTTTATGATACCGCGTGTTTCTTCTTCGAGTTCACGAACGGCACACCGAAGTGGGTTGTAAATCTCGCGTCGGCGACACCCGCCTGTGACAAAAGTCCATTCACGGTACCTTCTGTCGTGCACGATGAGAAAGTGCGGAACATCATTCACTAGGCTGACGGGTATTGCGATTGCTTTGTGTCTCTCTCGAGGGCCTCGGGGACTTGACATCACCCTCTGATATTTCCGTATCAAAAAAGTCACGGAGATTTCCCGTACGTGGGCTGTACGTGATCAAAAATAAGAGGCCTATGATCAAGACCCAATGCCAGAGTTGCATTAAGACCGAGACTGATATATATATTTTTAAAAAATGACCTGAAAAATCAGGAGCTATAGAGGACTGAGCCCAAACCATTCTGGATACGGAGCACGTTATACGAAATGGCGTACAGGTACGTGCTCTTGATGAGGGCGCCGATGGTGATGGTAGGGGGCACGACCAGGCGGTACGTGTCCAGACGGGAGAAGTTCAGGGTGCCGGTGGGCTGGAGCTTGGAGGTGTCGAGGCAGTAGCTGATCATGCCCACGTTGGCGGTACCGGCATTGACGCCGTTGGGCAGGTAGCCGAATGGCGTGTTGTAATACTGGGGCAGCTCCACAAAGGCGGGCAGGTGGCGGAACTCACCGACGTCCGTGCCGTTCACCTGGGTCTTGAGCATGTGATCCTTGACCAGAGCCGAGTTGACGCCCAGAGCGCCATACGCCTGGGAGTAGTTGTTGCTCGTGAATGCGATGAACTTGACTGGCTGAGCCAGAGCCAGCTCCTGCATCGTCTCGGAGCCCATAACGATCGTGCGCTGGACCTGGGTGATCAGCATATCCTGGGGCGTGTTGGCGAAGAAATCACGCTCGGCCTGGTCCAGGTACGTGAAGTTGGTCCAGCAGATGTACTGCAGATTGTTGTAGTTGGCGATTTGTGGACCGTTATTGGCACCTGGAGCGGTGAAGAAGCCGGCGGTCGAGTCCGCCAGGCTAGAAGACCAGGTGATGCGCAGCTCAACGTCGTGGAACTGCAGAGCCACCAGGGGCAGGGACACGGACCAGTCCTTGTTGAAGAAGAACTTCAGGGGGTAAAAGCCGGTCACGGAGTTGGTGGGATCCTCGTTGTCACCGGTATTGCCGATCAGCAGACGCTGGCTGTAGTTCTGGGCGCCAGTCACGGGCTCGATCTGGGTCGAATACACAACGTCCTGGGTATCGATAACCTGACCGCCGATCATGAACTCGATCTTGTCGATAACCTTGGACCAGTCGACGATGGTGCACATTGAGCCGTTGCCGTCACGGGCAGCCAGGTACACGTAGTTGATCAGGTCACCCTTCTTCTCGAAACGGACGGTGGAGATGCCGCCGGCGATGGGGGCGCCCTGAATCACCTGACGCTCCACCGTGTTGGCATAGTGGGTATACCGGCGGTAGTTGGAGCGGAAGAAAGAAACCTCGGGCTTGCCAGTCAGCCAAGCGTCCTGAGCACCAGTTGCGACAAGTTGAACGATACCACCGCTCATTTTACAATTGGTCTAGATTATTTTAGACGGCCGAAAGGGGCGGAAGCGCAACCGGATTTTTCTCGAGCTGCTGGATGGCCACGTCAAGGCACTTTGAAGAGGCTAAAGGATTGCGATTACCCTTTTTCTCATCGAATCTGTAAAACTCTGGGCCCAGATAGTTCTGGAAGCGCCCGCCGTTCATGTGAGAGACGGGCACCGGCTTGGACTCTGCGCGAAGATTGGTCGCTGCGCCCACCTGATTGACGGGGTCGTTACGGACGTTCATGCGCTGACCGTTTCCTGCGCGATCCGGCTTGGAGCGGTAATCGCTGCTGCGCGTGAGAGACTTGTCGGTATAAGCACCGCAGCCGCCCTCGGCATACGGCTGAGCCACGTTGTACTGGGCGGGACCCATGGACAAAGTGTCACCGCGGGACGTCTGCTCGTCACGAATGGTGGTCCGGGCCGTCTTGAGAAACTCTGGCCGGCCCTCGGCACCCGTGACGGCACCACCCTGGCCCTGACCACGGCTCTGGGCTGGCTGGCGGTACCACGCCTTGGTCTCCTTGGCCTGGTGAGTCACCTCGCCGATACCGCCAGCGCCACCAGACTTGATGAAAGAATCAGCGGGACCGTTGCGGCCCTCGAGCGTCGTGAGGCGCTCCTCGTTGATGTTATTGGGCAACACACGGAAGTACTGGTGGAAGCCACCCGCCGCGTCCACGTTGGAGCCGACGCCCAGACCTGGACCGACGCGGCGGCGCTCGATAGGCTGGAGGTTGTTCATCTTGTTCGTCACATACTGACGGTTATACAGATCATAAACGGGCTGACCGAATGGAAAACGATTCGCGTCAGGAGAAACGTCCTGAAGGTTACCAACCGCCTCTTTCGGCTGGAGACGCCAATCGCCGATGCGACGGCCGAGATTCGGCGTCATGACACGGAGATCAAAAGCATCCTTGGAGTGATCGCGAGCATTCGCAGCGAGGTCGACATCACGACGGGTAATTGGCCGAGTGGTTGGCAGTGGTTTGCGTCCCTGGGGCTCTTCTGAACCGTCCGAGAGACGCTTACCGGCAAACACAAGACCGACGACGGCGGCGATGGCCAAAGGTTCCATCGTTATTATGATTAGGTACTATTTTTTTTACTTCTTCGCACTGTGGTAACGCTGAACGAAACGGGTATTCTGATCATCGGCGTACGTGCTGATGGGATCCCACGACATGACACGCTGTGGGATGTTCACATAGGTGTTGGGAAAGTCATAAGCCCGCTCGGACCAGCCCTTCTTCGACGCCGTCGTCGTCTGCTCGCGCAGGTACGAACTGGCATCGGCCAGATCCTCGAGGACCACAGTCGCTGGACCCATGTGGATATTGGGCTGGAGAATAATAGGAGCCGCGTCGAGGAGTGGCATTCTTAATTTTAGTTGCGAAAAAAACCAAGCTTACTGACCATTACCTCCGCGCATCTGCGTGCGCTCTGGGAAATGGAACTGGAAATTGTCTGGATCGCACGCCCGTCCGCCCTGGTCCTTGCACATGGGGGCAAACTGCTTACCGTAAGCGGCGGTCGCGAACGCATTCTGGTCATTTGGAATCGTGGACGATGCGGTGGTGTAGAAATTGCGCTCGGCGTCGCGAACACGCTCGAAGGGGTGGATGGTGCTCCACGCCGCCTGAACGTCGGCACGGACGCTGGGATACCAAGCCGCTGGTGGGCGGTCTGGATTCTCGGTGTAATCGCTCATGAGCACATTCCCCATGGGGTTGTTCAGGGTCGGCATCGTCACCTCGTCGCGTAAAAGGCCCAGTGCGCGGTCATCTGCGTAGGCCGGACGAAGGAGACCGTCCGAAATGAGGTTCGAGGTCCACATGTAATAAAGAACGCCCAGGGCCAACGCACCAAGTGCGAAAACACGGGAATCACGGTTGATAAGGTATACGATGATGGTGGCGTAAATAATGAAGCGGGTCGTAGAAGAGACGCGCTGTTTGGCCGACTGACGCGCCGTTGGCCAAAAGTTCATGAGTTCACTCGTCTTGAAAATATCTTTCACGTCCATTCTGTTACTTACTGAGAAATCTTTTTGGTCGGCTTGCGCTTTCCGGTTCGGGGTGGAGGCGGGGGAGCGGCACCGCCGAGCATAGCCGCTAGCGGGTTGGCACCACCACCGCCGCCGAGCATCTGCGCGAGCATACTGTTCATACCGGCCATCAGGGACGCCTCGTCAATCTGACCGTTCGGCGCCTTTTTCATATTTTTGGCGCAATTTTCGGCGGCTGACTCGATCATACTCAGAGTCTCGGGTGGAAACATGTTGATGGTCGTGCCGAGCATGTACAGCGTCTGGTAGTACTGCCAGATGGCCGCCTTGGTCCCGTCTGTACACTCGGCGGTGTTCCAAATCTCATGAAGATTCAGGGAGGTCACCACGGGGTTGGCCTCGCAAAAGAACGCCGTAGAGTCCTTGGCCATCATCTGGGATACCCATGGCGTGACGTCCTTCATAAACTTGTCGAACGTGTCGCGATTCGCTGGAGCGGCCTGGGCCTCCTTGATCTTGGGCTCATCGGGGAAGGTCTGTGCGAGTTCACCGATAAACTGACCCATCATCTCGTTAAACGCAGAGAGGGTGGTCATTTATAGTAATATTTTAGAGTCTTTTCCTTAAGTTAGAATGGCTCCTTCATAATAGGCTCGTGGGACCCCTGCCCCTGGCTTGTGATAAAGTAAACCAAAAGACCGACCAGGAAAGCATTCTTGAAATAATCCGAGTTTTTAAGCTTTCCTTCATTGTTCATTTTCGCCTTGACGAATACGTAGGCCATCACTGCCGCTGCTGCGATGACGGCGGCGCTGAAGGGTTCTTTGAAGTAGTGCTCCATCTAGTAACTTACAAGATGTTATTTAGTCTCTTTACGCGCCGAGCTTCTGGATTTTAGTGGGGGCATCATCGAACAACGTCTGTTCTGGGAGGGCCGGGGTCCCTCCTGCTCCGGGAACCGATGGCGGTGTGAGCCCGTCTGACGCCGTCACCATCGTGTCGACACCCCCTGGAGTCTTGCCAATTTCCATGCCGGCGCCGCCACCCCCGCTCGTTCCCGCGGCGTCGTTTGCAGTCGGCATGGCATCCAACTCGTCTTCGCCGTCGATATCGGGAATGTCCTCCTCTTCGTCCGGCTCGTCCTCCTCGTCCTGATTCATGTCGAGATCGCCGCCAGACGCTGGCATTGGCAGGTACGTGTTCAGAATCTCGGCAGTGGGAACGAGGTCCTCGATGACGAGGCAGATGTGCTTGTGAAAACGCTTGTTGAGGTCCTCGTCACGATCGGACTCGGTGTTTGGCTCGGTGATGATGTAAGGGCTCTCATAT